CCAGACTCTCCACTCATTCTCCAAGGTTTAGGTGTTGTAGGTGCGCCTGAACTTACTTTCATTGGCGATTTAGATACCGGCATTTACAGCCCAGCAGCCGACCAGCTTGGTCTCGTTGCTGGTGGTGTAGAAGTCGCTAGAGCGAGTGAAGGTGTCGAAGGTCAATTCATCGTATCCCCCGGCCAGTTCCTTGGAAGCGCAGCATTACCAGCACTTGCAATAGGTGACGGTGACACCGGATTTTACGAGACGTTTGACGACACATTATTTCTCGCCATTGGCGGAGTTAATCGGTTCGTTTGGGCTGATGCCGCAAATTCACTTCAGGGCGCTGTCAGTGGTGCAGGAAGTTTACGGAACGAGGCATCCTCATCCACTAATCCCACTTTAGGTCCGAATAATACGGATGCAGATACAGGTATCGGTTGGAGAGCAGCCGATCAACTGGAGATAGTTGCCGGTGGTGTTGCGGCATTCACCTTTGCAGAAGCAGCCGGGGTGATCACCAACACCTTCCGTGGAAACTTGGTAGCAGCAGGTGGAGGTGGTGCCGGTCCTGCATTGTTGAACACAAGCGCAAGTGCGTCAGTCCCAACGATCATACCGAACCAGGCAGACCCAGACACTGGCTTATCGCGAGATGCCGTTAACGGTGTTTCAATGGTTGGCGGTGGTCTTGGTTGCATTCGGGGAAGAAATATCGGAGGCGCACGAGCGGTCGGCTTCTACACAACTACACCAATCGTCCAGCAAACCGGCGTGGCAGTATCCGCTGCCGCTATTCATGCCGCGTGTGTTGCTTTAGGTTTGTTCACCGCATAACAGAAAGGGAAGCAGGATGTCGGATGAAAATGCGTACGCAGTCATACTCACGGAAATAGAAATGCGAACGGCTTTGGAATCGATTAACAAGACAGCTTATCTCGGCCAGGTATCCGACACGGTATCGAGCCTTCGTGAAAAGCTGGATCCTGACCAACAGAAACCAATAAAGGCAAGGAAGCGAAAGGCGAAGCCTGCAATTCCCAAGGAATAATACATGGCAACCACAGGCTCATTTTTATTCGACCCGAACCTCGCGGTGATCTGCGACGAGGCGGTCGAGCGCGCCGGCATGAACCTGCAGGAGATCACGGGCGCGCACATCATCTCGATCAGGCGATCGGCCGGCTTCCTGCTTTCATCCTGGTCGAACCGCGGACATCGGCAGTGGACCTTCGAACAGGTACAGCACACGGTCACGCCCGGTGAGGTGAGCTTCGATCTGCCGGTCGGCACGATCGAGGTGCAGTCAGCGGTGGTCCGCAGGAACGACGTCGACACCGAGATCTATCCGATCTCGAGAGAGGATTACCTGGTCCTGCATGACAAGAATCTGGTCGGGCGGCCGGACAGGTACTTTGTGAATCGGCGCCGGGATACCGATATCGGCGTCAACCAGGTCCAGGTGTTCTTCTGGCTGGCCGGCGAGAACTCGACCGACATCATCATCATGAATGTTTACAAGCAGGTGCAGGATGTCGGCAACGCACAGAACACGCTCGACATTCCATTCAGATTTCAGGAGGCCTTCGTTGCCGAACTGGCGTCCCGGGTGGCGATGAAATACAACAGGGGAAAGTGGGAATCGCTTCAGATACTCGCTTCCGACGAGTGGATATTAGCCCACGATGAAGACAGGGATACGGCACCGTTGGTGATATCCGCGAACTACTCACGATTGCACGGGAGACCATGATGGCACTGTCACGATCAATGAAGAATCTTATGCACGACTCTGCGATGGCGAGGAAGGGCGGCGGAAATCCAACCGGGGGCGGCATGTCGGGCATGGTCGGCCGAGCGCTTCAACAAGGCAGGGACTTCAAAGCGAAACAAGCTGGTGGCGGGAAGCCGACCGCACGGAGTCGTTTTGGTCAAGGGATGCAGAAGGCAGGACAGCGAGGCGGTATTGCCGGCATGATACGCGGTGCTGGTGGCCGGAATCCCAGGACTGGTGGCCCTGGTTTGCCTACCAGTTCAGGTGGCGGGTTCCTCGGTAAGCGCAACGCAACGAGTGGCGGAGTTAGTCTCCCGCCAAGAGCCGGCCGAATGAGTGGCATGCAGCAACAGCAGGCCATGGTGAGGGCAAAGATGCAGCAGCAGCAGCAGCGAGGAGCCGGCGGCGGCATGATGGGGCGTCCAGCAGTTCAGCCTATCCAGCGAGGTCCTGGCACGGTTGCCGGCAAGCCGATGCCACGAGGCGGCACCTTCGGCTTCGCAAATCGGGGCGGTGCCGGTACGCCGGGTCTGCAGGAGGCAACAACCGGCGCCAGAAGTCAGGCGATGAGGCAAGCAGCGGCTCCCAGGCCAGCTGGTGCTGTACCTGGTGGCGTGGCGGGCGCAGCAGGCAGAGCGAGAGCGGCCGCACCCGCAGCGCTGGCTCAGCCACGAGGCCAGTCTGTTGCGTCACGGATTGGTGGCAGACAGGGACCGCCAGCACGTAGGGGCGGCATGGCTCGAGCTTTAGGTAGCGGTGGATCCAGACGTCGGATGCTGAGGTGAACGGGTGCCCAAGCGCTACGCCAAGGGAAAGTTCGCAGTAGGAGAATGCGCCAGATCGGGCAGGAAAATGCTGTTGAAAGACATGGTCTCGGACGGTTACTACCCGAGCCTGGTCGTCGACCCCGCGTGGTACGAAGGCAAGCACCCGCAAGAATCCCTGCCTGAAATTGAGGATCCGGTATCGCTGTGGCGGCCAGCGCCGGAACGCGACCTGTCAGGCGCAACGCTCCGTTTTCGACCAGGGGACGGGTTGTTCACCGGGTTCGCGATAAGGTGTCTTACGATTGATGCGATCAGTACCGCATTCGCGCTCGCTCAAGACGCCGACCAGTACGCCCTCAAGTCAGATGACGTTACCCCGGAGCCTTTCAGCACACCTGGCGGCAGCAGGCGTGAAGTTCGTTTCAGGCCGGATGGCTTACGTGCATGGACTCAGTGGACTGTAAGTACCGGTGGCTTCAATATACATCAGTACGATCTGCCGGCCGCGTGGCAGCTTACTGGCTGGACACCGAGCGGCAACATATTGTTTCCCGCTGCTGTGGGCGATAGCCGCAGTTTTACGTGGCACGACAACGGCAACAAGCTGACGTTTCTCACTCGCTGGTTTGCCGCTTTTCGGAGGATCGACACCTTCGATATGTCAGCGACTCCCTACGATCTTTCGGGAGGGCTTGGCCCAACATTCGCGTCGTTTACGGGGCTGACTGGTCCTGGCGAATACATGGCCCGGTTCAGCCTCGATGGGTTCAATCTCTTTGTTGATACCTCGGCGACAACGATGCAACGGTACAATTTGGCGACCGCGCATGACATCTCGACCATCACCGGGTTCGATCAGACATTTCTTTACGGGGTGGCTGGAGCAGGCAGCACCAATTCGTGGGACTTCTCGGGCGACCATACCAAGCTTTACTTTTCCACTGGCGGCAACCTGCTCGGCTCGTTTGATCTCACGGCACCGGATGACATCTCGGCACCGTTCAACTTCGTGACTGGCGTCAGTGTGCAGCTTCCCTCAAATATAAGCGTACCGAGGGGGCTGACTATCCGACCGGATACCGGCGACTGGATCCTGCTGGCCGATCAGAATAATCAGCGCATCAGGTGTTGGGAAACTTAATCACCCTATGAGAATTTAATATGCCTTCTTCGACATCATTTAGTTACGACGACCTGATCGCGGCCCTCAATGACTGGCTCGAGGAGACCAGTCAGGAGTTCATCGACAATCAGAGCACGATCGTGTCGCTGGGCGAGAGCCGGCTGACAACTGACCTGAACTTCGAAATCTTCGACCGGGTGATCACAGGCTCTTTGACGGCAGATCAATACGTGCAGGCGATCAAGCCATCGGGCTGGCAGGGAACCAGGTCGCTGCATCTCCGAGATCCTGACGCTAGTGCTGATGCTGACTTTGGAGATGTAGTGCTGTTGCTGAGCCTGGACGGTGTGGATGGTGCCACGGTTGCGGTCGATGACTCGCTGCTCAATAACGATGTGAATTTCCAGGGAGCCATAGTCTTAGATACTACAATTAAAAAATTCGGCACCGCGGCGCTCGATGCCGATACCGGCGATCCACTGGACTTTCTTGAAATTCCTCACAATACAGCCTTTCCGGTGCTTGCCGGCGATTTCACGATTGAGTTCGAACTCAACACATTTGACCAAGTTGGCGGCCATGATTACATCAATCACGGCGATGGGGGTACCGGCACCACTAACTGGCAAGTGGAAAGTGCAAACGGCGCTTTGCTCTTTAATTACGCAACTGGAGGAGGTGGTATTAACAACTTCCTTGTTTTTGGCTCGATAGGTCCGAACAGCACTTTTCAGCACATTGCCATCACGCGGCTAGGCAACGATCTGTTCGCGCATGTAGACGGCGTGAAATCTGGTGCCACGTTTGATGTAACGGGAGTAACGATTGGAGGCACCGGAGTAATACCGATCAATATCGGTTCGAGAAATTCAAGCGTGGGTCCGAACATTGCTGATGCAAATGCGACCATCGATGAAGTTCGCGTTACGGTCGGCACGGCTCGATACACTACAGCCAATTTCACGGCTCCGACTCAGGCATTTCCAACCAGCGCCTCTGCTGGACTGAGGCGCTATCTCGAGCGCAGAACCTATGAGTGGTGCCTGGACTTCGAGCCTGACGAGACCGCGACGGCCGAACCGCAATACTACGCTGAGTTAACCGAGACCGAGTTCTTCATGGTGCCGCCGCCAGACGATGTATACGGCTTCGAGCTTCGCCAGATTCAATCTCCTGACGCCCTGGCGCCTGGAAACCAGAACACATGGCTTGGTGACAACGCAGGTGATCTGCTCTTGTACGCTTGCCTGCTTGCCTCTGACGAGTTCCTGATCTCGGATCCCGCGGACCTCCAGGCATGGCGGCAGAGCTACGGTGAATTGATGCCGGCGAGAAAGATCGAACTCAGGCGACAGTGGCGTGGCGACTATGATCCGGTTAAATCTGCGGCCACGACAGTGAGTGTAACGGGATGAGTATTTCAACCGGCACAGCGTTCCAGTTCCTTTCCGATCAATGCATCGATGGCATCCACGATGTCAGGAACGATGTGCTGTTCTTCGCCATGTACTCGACGCTGGCGGATATTGACCCGGTAACCGTCGATGACCAGGCATCGATCACTGGTGAGCTTGTCGGCAACGGATACACTGCCGGCGGTGAGCAGCTAACGCAGACCATCATCTACACGCCAGGCGAACCCGAGCGGCCGGCAATCGATTTCGGTGACCTGGTCTTCGGGCCAGGAGCGACCTGGGGAATCACGAACGAGGCTGCACAAGGTGCCGTCATCTATAACACTACAGCAGGACCACAGCAGAACAAGGTCATGTGGGTCATCAATTTCGGATCGCCCCGCGCTGTGAACAACGGGACATTTAACGTGCAGTTTCCGGATCCGACTGATCCGACTCTCGCGATCATAAGGACATCAGGCTAATGGCTGACACATTTACTTCATTACTACGGCTCGTCCTTCAGGAGACTGGCGGCAACCAGAATGTCTGGGGCGACATCAACAACGCGAGCGCCATCGATCTGCTTGAGGATTCGATCGCTGCTCGCCTGGATCTCGATGTCACGCCGGCCATCGATCCGGTAACCCTGACTACCCAAAACGGTGCAGATGATCAGGCAAGGAACATGATCATTGCGCTTACCGGTGCTCCTGGTGGCACGAGAGACATCATCGTACCGAGCACCTCGAAGCTCTACATCATTTCGAACGAGACTGCCGACGTGATGACGATCAAGACCGTCGCCAATGCCGGCGTGGATGTCAGGGCTGGGGCCAGGGTAGCGGTGATGGTGGATCCGGTGGCCGACGATGTTTTCGAGGTTGGCTTCGTTCCCGCAGCATCTGAGACCGAGGCTGGCGTCATTCAGATTGCCGACCAGGCTGAGGTGGATGCCGGCGCGGACGATACCAAAGCAATCACGCCGCTGAAGTATGAGAACTCATCTCAAATCGCGCAGGCTACTGACTCCACGCTTGGCCGCGTCGTGCTTGCGGACCAGGCCGAGGTTGATTTAGGTTCTGATGCTGTCAAAGTAATAACGCCGGCCACATACGAGGGCCGCAAGTCAAGCACAGATCTCAGCGGTCACATCGAGATCGCAACGCAGACCGAGGTCGATACCGGTACCGATACCGAGCGAGCGGTGACGCCAGCCACACTTGCAAACGCAGCTACCACCGTACCCACCATCTTTCTTGGATACGTGCCGTCGACTGGAGTTGGAGAAGTTGTACCGGCTGGTTGGTCTGTGGTTAGAGATTCCGTTGGCCTTTATACAGTCACTCACAATCTTGCTTTATCGGGCATAAACGATCTTATTATTCAAATCACATGCCAGGGTGAACCTCCGACGATAAACATCCTTACCGACCAATTCATTTTGGGTACTGTAATAAGCAAAACGGCAAACACCTTCCGAGTTACTGTCGGCTTTCCAGACATGGGCACCATTGGTGGTGCAGAGCATGAAGACCGGAACTGGATGTTTGCATGCTTCCTTTGATATTTCATAAGTAGGACAGCCGTGAGCAGACTTCCTGACATTCCGCTCGAGTTTCTCCCTGGCATCATGACCGAGGAGACCGACGCTGGTGCTGTGGGGCGGTACAAGAATGGCAACAAGATCCGATTCCGTAAGCGCTTGCCGCAGAAGCTCGGCGGCTGGGTGCTTAATTCGTTCGGCACCGAGGTCGACGGCATCAGTGAAAACTTAAGCCAGCAGCGCAGCGCGGACGCTGGCTATTCCGCTGGAGCAGCGGTGATTGTTCTCGATACTGCGGTGACCTGCCTTGATCTGGATCCGGTCTGGCTGTTCGATGATTCCTTGGTCGGCGGTCTCGGCGGCCGTACGGTCAATGATCCGACCGCGCTCCAGGATGAGTTCGTATTCGACCTGGACTCTGCGGTCACGGCTACAGCCGGCGATGCGTTAATCATCAGTTACCCGGAAGAGTTTGGGGGCGGCGCCAACGTCAACAGTGGCGGAGTCAAAGACTCTGAGACCATTATGGTCTCGGTGCCGGTGACAAAGTACTTGCGCGAAGGAACGGTCGTTCGATTGCTGACAGACTCCGGCGAGCAGATCAATTCGCTTGGCGCCAACCATACAGCGGGCGCAACCGTGTTCACGCTGACCGATCCCCTGATCGATGACATCCAGGCCGGCACACCGAACGTGTTCTTTTATGCTTTTGAGTCTTTCATCAGGAACGATACCGAGAGCTACGTCGTGCGGTTTTTGAATCTTGATGTAGCGGCTGATGTCGAGGTCATGCTCACCCAGTCGCTGCCTGAAGATGCCGATGGACTTGATATCGATATCCGGCCGTTCCAGTTGACTGGCTGTGACGGCGATCAGGGCAACGTCACATCGCTCGATATCCTGCCGGTCACGGACTTTGCGATCGGAGC